CAGTTTCTCTTAGCGTCGTTGTAGAAGTCCGTCGGGGTGTAAGGCGTCTGCGCCGGACTGCCCGTCGGTATCTTCGCTTCGCCGAATTTCGCACCGGCACGGGCGATGAGCTTGAGCGCTCCCGGATGGTTGCCCATCGGGGAATTGATGAACTCCGCAACGTCCGGGTCAATCGACCCGTCTGCCGCGCGGCCGAAGTTGGAGATCACTCGCCAAACGTTCGCCTGCGTAGCCTGGTAGTTCGAGCCGCCGATTTCGGCGTCGTTCTTTGAACGCTCAGCCCACTCCCTGCTCACGCGCTGGATGTTCTCAACTGCTCTTGCCTGCATTGCCGGCGTGACCCTGTCAATCAGGGACTGCGCCTGCTCCTGCGAAAGATTCAGCTCCTTAGCCACGCCCTTGAACTCATCCATCACCGGGCCAGCGAGCTCAATTCCTTCCGGTGCATTGAAGTCGCCGTACTCTTCCGGAGCGCCCTCAGTCTTCCCAGGTTCGGGCGCTTTCTTCTGGCTGTCGTCTTTATCGTCCTTGGATTCCCCGTCCTGAGCTCCGCCCATCAGCGTCTGCCCGCCGGTCAGATCCTGCTGTCCGGCAGGAGTCTGAGCAACGGCAGGCTGCTGAGCGTTCTGAGCATCGGACTGCCCGGCAGTGGCTTGTGTGGTGCCGGGTGCCTGCTGCGCGTCGTTTGGAGTTTGAGCGCCTTCGCCAGGCAGATTCGTTTCGTCACTCATAGGATTCGTCTTTCATGAGTCTGAAATAGTCAAGAGACACCGCGCGCAGGCGCTCAGCGAGCTGGATGCCCACTGAGCGCCGCCCCTCGGAGTAGGCCATCGTGAGAGCGTTCGGGCTGAATGACGCAGAATTGACGCCAGATGAATCCAAGACCCACTGAAGCGCCATCCTGCCCTCACGCGTAGCCATCACGGAGCGGAGCGCCAGATCCATCCGGCTCTTCGCCCGCTTGTCTTTCTCATCGTCTGCCTTGTCAGCAATGGGGTTGCGGTCTCTCATGCGGTCAATCGTCTCACACGAAAATTGCGGAGTGCGCAGGGTTACAGCGCCCCCTGCTGAGCAAGCTCCTGCATGCCTTGGACGGCCTGCCCGCCGACGGTTGAACCGTCTGCCGGGACGCGCCCAAGCTTGGACACGGCATCAGCGGCCTGCTGCATCTGCTCAGCCTGCTGAGCCTGCTGCTGAGCCTGCTGCTGCGCCTCAATCTTTTGCTGCGCCTGCTCAGTGGGCACGACCACAGAGGGAGCAACAGAGAGGTAATCGGCGTACTCGTCAACGATGCGGAAGCTGTCGATTTTCGCGAGCACATTCGGATCAAACTGCGCGACCTGCCCGATGCGCTGCAGGAACTGATCGAGGGAGTTCGCACGAATCGCACGCTGAGAGCGCGCGAGCATGGACGTGTACTCAATTGAGAGTTCGACGCCCGCAAGCTCAGGCGGAGCCGGAGGCAGCTGCCCCGCGCGGTAGAGGATCGAGAAGGTGCGCTCAATGAGCGGCTTCAAGACCTCGTTGTTCAGGCGCGAGAGCACGGGACCGAGCATCATGAGCTTTTCCTCGTGACGCTCAGCAACCTCAGTGGCCGTCATCTTGCCCATCTGCTGCCCGGAGAGCATGAGGAACATGTCTACGCTGAAGGCCTGATTGATGCGCTGCTGCACCTCAGCAATGTCCTGCCGGAGCGCGTTTATGTCCATCTGGACTTGCCAGGCGGACTGCACAGCGTCCTTCTGCGCAGGAGCGTCAAGGTAGATTCTGCCGCCCGGCTCGAAGTCATCCTCGTTGTCGCGCGCCGCAGTGGGCATGATGAGCGGAGGATTGACGATGTAGTCGATGGAGTTTCCCTTCTGCTTCTGCTCATGCTGAAGCTGCCGCACGTCGCCGAGCGCGACCATGCCGGGAGATTCCTCTGAGTACACGTCCGAGGCCGATGCGCCCCAGCGCCCCACCACGCACGGGAACTCGTTGAAGCCTGACTCCTCAAGGATGCCGTCTTTCGTGCCGTCCGAGTCAATCTGGATGATGACGCTGCGCCACGGCATGTTGCGGGAATCGCGCTTGCCGTACTGCCGGTCAAAGCGCGGCTCAATGGCATGGATCAGCTTGTACTCATGGTCAACCTGCCCGGCATCGAAGTTGCGGAGCACGTCGGCCGAGAGCTTTGAGCGCCCGAAGCGCGCTACCAGCTGAGCCGCCGTCATGATGAAGCGCCGGTAGAGTGTGTCAGGCACGCCTCTGTCATCCACGCCAATGGCGTACTCGCCCACGGAGAGCGGGTAGCAGTGGAAGACCTCTCTGTCATCCTCTGCGATGACCATAGCCATCACGCCGTAGGTGCCCACATCGCGCCAGCCCTGATGCAGCGCCTGATAGGTGTTCGTCCGGGTGAAGGCCATCTCCATGATGCGCTGCACCTGATCGAGCCATACCTTGACGGCCTGCGCCTCATCCAAATTCGGCGTGCCGGTTGTGAGCGCGAACCACTGACTTGACGGATCAGTCATGCCGCTCATGAGGCCGGCCGCGAGGATGTTTGCCGCCCGGACGGCAGAGCTGTCCACGATGCGGTTCCACCTGGAGCGCGACTCATTGCGGTTTTTGCCGATGAGGAAGCGGCCGCGACTCGGGGTGATGTGCTCAGAGATCTCGAGCCACTGCGTCATGTACGGCTCGCGCTCCTTTTTGAGCGTGCCCCAGCGCGTCAGGATGCGCTGCCTGAGCTTGAGATCTTCAGACATGCATCACCCCAGTGCGCCGCCCGCGCCGAGAGCGAGGTTGTTGTTGTTCACGCCGCCCGCGCCGGTGAGCAGGGTTGACCCTGCGCTCATGCCGGCATTAGCCGCATCAGCGAGGATGGAGCTCACGTCTGCGGAGTTCGAGTCCTGCCTGCGCTGAGCCTGCCGGGAGCGCTCAGCCTCAGCCTGCGCCTGCCTTTCGGCCTGCTGCGTAGCCGCTTTCTGAGCTTTGGCCTGTTTGTTGCTCGTGTAGATGGAAGTTGCGGCACCAGCCGCAGCAATGGCCGCGCCCGCGATCAGACCGCCTGTCACTCCGCCGCTCATGGTTTTCTCCTAGTCAAGAGGTTTTCAAATTCGTCAGTGAACTCTTCCTCTGCCCGCTCGATGCTGTCCGCGTCGGACGCAAAGAGCATGGTGATGAAGGTATCTTCGATAGCCCGGAAGACCTGAGACCGGCCGGCCGCGCCCTTGAGAACCACGTAGCCCTTGAGTTCGCGCGTGTCTTTCCCGGCCTGGACGTAGCAGTGACCTGAGACGATGACCACTGTCGGGATCTTGATGACCGCGCCGGCCAGCACCGTGTCTTTCGGGACGAGGCACGTGCGGACATAGACGCCGGCATGGAAGAAGTTCTCAGTCGGAAACTCGCACGGCTCAAGCTCAGCATCGATGCGCTCGCGGAGCGCCATGACCAGAGCGAGATCATCAGAGGAGCAAGGCGGCAGGGACGCCGCAGGGACGAGCGCTGTCACAGTTTCCTCCAATAGAGCGTGTTCACTGGCTTGGCAATCCGGTCGAAGATCTTGTCTGCCTGAGTGCCGATCTTTGCCCCGAGATACATGCCGTAGGCACCGTCATCTTTTGCGCAGCTGAAGAGCGTTTTGAGAAGGAGCGAGCCTGCGCCCGTGCCCTCTCTGCGATCCTCTCGGAGCCAGATGCTTTCGCAGGTAGCGAGAACCCGGCCGCCGCCGAAATGAGGGAGCACAGTGGTGATGTAGGCCGCGAAGCCGATCAGCTCTTCGCCCTCGAAGAGCCCCACTGGACGCAGGATGCCCTGCGCCTCAAGGAGCTCATACATGCGCCGGTCAGGCGCTGGCGGCAGATCCTCATAGACGATCTCTTCGCCGTAGGCTTTTTCGAGAGCAGGCCATTCCGGCCGGGAGAAGGCCTCACGGCACGTGATGCGCCGGCAGGTGAAGGTTTCGGTACTCATGCCGAGATGGTCTCACCTGCCGAGCGCGGAGTGCGCAGGGGTGCTCAGCGGTAGGGATCCCGGATGCCGTGCCGGCGGCTGCGGGACGGCTGTGGGGACGGCAGATCATCCAAGTACTCGTTGACCTTGACTGCGAAGGTCAGAGCCAGCGCGTCGGCATTGTCTGGCGAAGGGAGTCCGCGATCCTTCATATCCTCCTTTTTCTCAAGCAGGAGCTGATTCGTCGGTGTGTAGTCGTACTCGACTCCCGTGAGGTCAGTGATGAGATCCTCGTCATCCTCGATACAGCCGCCAAGCTCGAGCCACTCGCGCATGCGGCCCCACATCTCAGCGCGGAGATTCTTGTAGCGCTGCCTGTTGGACGCGCCCGAACCGAAATTGACCTCAGTCACGGGATAGCCGTTGTGACGGAGCCAGTCGCAGGGGGAGCCGCCAACGCCGCCCGAGTCAACATGGATCAGGATCTTTCGGACGCCCATGCCCTTGAGCCGGTTGTAGTGCTCAGCGACTTTCGCGCCGAGCTGATGCCCGTCAAGGTTGCGGAAGCGCTGCCGCTTCATTGAGCGCGCATCGAGGCCGAAGCGCGTGACGATGACGGAGGCGTCATCGCCGAAGCGCGCCACATCTACGCCCAGGATTGCCACCATGCGCGTGTAGTCCACGTGAGGG